TGCTACTAAAGAAAACAAATTCCTTTCTTCGGATGAAACAATATATCTGTACCAACTTGGGCTCGTATTGTAAGCCTCAGAATACCTACGGTTAATGAAGTTCGCTATCTTCAAGTACTCGTCACCGAGCATTGTCCCAGCTCCAATTAAGGATTGTATTAAATCAATTAGCTCTCCGTAAGTTCTATCTTGCATTATATTTTATTTGGGCTGAGGTCCGAAAACTTTTTGTTGTAGTACTTTAAAAATTCTTTTGAGTGCACGTGGTCGTGACCGTATTTGCTAGTGAGCCGGAAGAAGTCCCGAGCGGGCATAGTTGCTACGCATTTTCCAAGGACGGGATGCGTCTTCCCCTTTTCTTGCTGCGCTTCCTTGCGCGCTTGAGCAACTCGTAAGTGCTCTGTTTCTTTTTCTAATTTGAAACCACTTTTGATTTCATTCATAAATGCTTGATCGACTTCACCGGTAGTGAAACTCTTAGGTAAATCTGTAATAATATCCATCAGTAGTTTTAAATTAAAAAAGTAGGGCGGGGGCATAAAGCCCCCAACCCTATGAGATTATGCGAATGATCCTAGATCAATGATGCGTAATGCGATAACAATGTTACCAGCAGTTAAGTTAGCGGTTGTACCGTTAATTTCAGCGATAACAGAAGTTTCTGCTTGGTAGCCCACAGCTTGGGATTGGTTTCCAGTGAAACTTTCTCCGCTGTTGAATATTGGAGCAGACATTCCATCAACATCAAGTTCATTAATGAACTCATCTGGGTCACCAGCAGTTGTACCAACATCTAACACAATGTCAGTAGCACCAGCAAGTGCAGTTGATTCAAAAACACCAGCTAGTTCAACAGCACCGCCAGCTGGAATAGTAGCGATAGGAAGTTGTTGAGCTGTACCTAATGTTTCACCATTGAATGGATTAGTACCAGTCTTAATTTTATTTAAATCATCAAATGATAATGAGATGACGTGTGTGTATCCGGAAGTTCCGGCTTCGTTTACAGTTAATTTAGCCATAGTAATTTACCTCCGTGATTAAGCGTTAACAGTGATTTTACCGTGAGCTTGAGGGTGATATACCCCAAGTGTTAATGAGCAATCGACATAACCGCGCTCACCACCGCCCATATTGGGAAGACGTGTTGATCCCATTGGGATTAACTCGTGGATACCGTAGTACTCTGGGTTAACTAAATAACCAGTGTCTTTATTAGAAGTATCCGGTGCACAATCTGGGTTCATATTTACGATTGAAACAATACCGTGATCTGATTGATATAACTCAACAGATAGTTTGATCTGGGAACTATTACCATCGTAGTTAACATTACGAACACCGAAGTCAGAACTAGAACCGTCTACACCAGTGCGAGCAAAGTCAGCAATAGTTGTGCGTAGTCCAGTATCAGCAACAAGTGTTAAACTGTTTGTTGATCCAGTCTTGCGATAGATTTCAGTAATAATTCTGTTAAGGATTGATTCAGTTAGCTCTCCAGATGTAGTTGTACCGCCGGTACCGTGAATAGCGTCTGCATCAACACGGAATCCAGATGGAACATCAGAAGGACCAGCTGAATCAAGCCAATCACCAAGACCGCGTAGACCGTATGCTGTACCAGCACCGTCTTCTACTGAACGATCATTAGCTGACAGTAATGTTGCTTCAACGTCACGTTTTAGTTCACGGATTGCTTTAGCTTCTGCTTGAGCAATTTTCGCTGGACCAACGGAATCAACAGCCTCTTGGAGGTCTGATACCATATAGTCACGGCGGAATTTTTGTACGTAGTTACCAAGACGAGCACGTCCAGAGAATTTGTCAGTGAAAGCTGATACGTCAGAACCTTCAGAAACACCAGCAGTTGATGGTGATGCAAGGCTGTCGACAGTCCACTCAACAAATGTAGCCGATGCTTTCTGCTTTTGAGCAGAAGAAAGAACTGGAGTTTCTTCGGGAGCAAGAATTGTCAAGACATCTGTCAAGTCTTCTCTGTTAGAAACGCCACTTCCGGGATTTGTTGTATCGAATGTATTTGAGAATGACATTTTATATAATAATTAGGAATTAACGATTTTTAAGTTGTAGTGTTCTGAGAGTAATGAAATCACCCTTTGCGCCAGATTGTCGGAACCGTTGGTTAAGGTCTTTAAGTGCCTTAACGGACTTTCCCACAGTTTTCTCTGATGTAGATGCAGCTGATGCAGCTGTTTTAGGTGGTGTCAATGAAGCTGACTTCGGAGACTCTTGAACAATTTTGCGTCCATAGATACTGTTCGCCGCGTGCGCCATAATATAATTGAGCTGTGCTCCTATTTCTGGGTCCGCTGTTTCTGTGAGTTTCTTGAATCTAGGATCGGAAACCATAGCTTCGTAGTTCTTACGAGTATCGTTGTCTTCTCCTTTTAACCACTTGAGTTCTTCTGAAGCCTTCGCATCAAAGGCTTCCTTCAGCTGTTTGCCATTTTCTTTGGCTTGAAGAACTTTTAGTTGAGCCGGTAAGAATTTATCTCTGGACTTCCGCGCTTGCAATAAGCTCGAGCGAATGTCTTTTTTGGTGAGTTCCTTACCTTCTACTTCCGTTACGACATCTTCTGGTCCGTATCCGTCTGCGTTGAATAATACATCTTCTGCCCATTCTATAACTTTATTGACTTCTTCAGCCTTTCCTTGTAAATCAGCGATTGTATCAACTGATGAGTAAGGATTATTGGCTAGTGGTTTATCTGAACTGAGTGGATCGTCACTACTAAGTTTCGTTTCCAACTCTTTGATTTTGGCTTCAGCTGCTTTGCGCTTTGCTGTTAGCTCACCAAATCGAGCTACAGCTCTGCTCCCCAACTTCTCGGATAGCTCCCGAAGATCGTCTTCGGACATCTCATCTAGATCTAACTGTGAAAGAACATCTGTTGATTCCTCTGGTTGCTCTTCAGCAACTTCGGTTTCTTCAGTTTGTTCAGCAACGACTTCTTCGCTAGTTTCGGCTTCGGTACTCTCGACTTCGGCTTCTTCAGTTACTTCGTCTGTTGCTTCAACTGGTGGAGCTTCCTCTTCCTTAGTGGGATTTAGTTGCCCCAAGCGGCGGTTTACAAAATCCGCTGCTGACATATTTGACTGTTGCGCTGTTGTTTCGGTTGAGGGTTCAGCGACTCCCTCTGTGATTTCGTTTGACATAATGTTTGCGCTCTTTAACGCTGAGCGATCGCGATAAAAGTATTATAACTTATATATCAAGTCTATCCGAAAAACGAACTTGTAGATTACGCCAGTCACACATTTGCAGTATCTGATCGTAAGTTAAGATACGCCCAGAAATCTGTTGTATCTGTTCGTTGCTTGAGTTATGTAGCTCTTCGATTGTTTCCTCTCTGAGGTCGGCTACTACTTTGAGGAACCGAGCAAAGTGCTCGTGATTCCCTAACGCTTGTAAGTCTGTTTCTAAGCTCATAAATTATTCCGGCAAGCCCCTTAGTGCTTTTGATAGTCTTTCCATTCGTTTGACTACTCCGCCGCGGTTATCTAAATCCTCAAGAGATGCTCGGTACTCATCGTTATCTAGGAACTCTAGTCCAGCACCTTGTAAGTCTCCCATTCGTATAAGCTCTCTAGTCTTAGGGCTACCGGGAATACTTCCTCGGTAGTTAGAACTCACTAAGCTATCTCTGATTCTAAAAGAAAGATCCGGGAAGTTTGGTATCTCGCGTTGTATGTAAGCCATTCGATCTGCAACTCTTTGCTTAAAACGAGGCATATCTTGCTCGACAGTTCTGGTTTCTCCTTTTTTTACGTGAGCACCATAATCTCCGAAACCAACTGTAAAGAACTTTTCTTCTTCTATTTTTCCAGTTTCTGGATTTTTCTTTTTAAGTTTTTTTGCTACTGGAATAAATCCTTCGTCATCTTCCAGCGTTTCCATATATTGATCCACTGAGTATGGGTCAACCTTTTCTGTCCCTAAGAAAGCCTCCATAGGAACTTGCTGGTATCCGACTTGAGGTAGTGAGCCAATCCCAGTAGCCCCTAGAAACATTTCTTCTAAGCTGTCCATCTTATAATCCTTGTGTTTGAATATCTCCCATCTGAGCTGGCTCTGTACCCACTCTTCCGATTTGAGCATTTTGTTGTTGCTGCATTTGGAAGGTGTACTGCCCGAGGTACTTCTCGAGGCGTGCTCGGAAGGCTTCATCAGACTGAAGGCGAGCAGTAACATCTGGCTGAGAAGAATACTGCTGAATAACTTGTATCGCAATTTGGGCACCATTAGGTCGCGCCGGCATCTCGATACCGGAATATATCTTAGCAAGGTCATCGGTTACTTGTTTTACAACTTGTTCAAAAGCCGCTTCCGTAGGTTGTAGAATACGATCAGCGAGTACCGGGTCAATACTATTAGCAGCTGCATCGAGAAGAGAATCGATATTAATCCGACCGCTTCTATCCAACTGCGTAAGTTGGACCAACTGCTGGAGTTTCTGTTCTTGAGTCTCTGGATCCGAATTGAGGACATCATATGATATGATTACATCATAACTCTCATCGGGGTTGCCTTTATTGAAAGTTATGGGGTCCGGCGATCCGGTAACTCTAAAGAATACTGAGTCCGGTCCGAACCGTTGGAAACAACGGTAACACATCTGTAAAACCTCTGCGGAGTGCTGTAAGAACTTGTCTACTAGAAATTGTTTACGGATAGCAGAGATCTGACTTGTTTCATCAAGTCCACATAGTCTGTCCGCTTGAGCCTCCATTGTTTGTTCGATTTCAATGGAACCAGTTGGTGCTGGAGGAGTTGGAGCAAAGTCCAAGTCTCCCTTCCGGCGGTAAGGTATCATCCTTCCGGGACCCCAATCTGTTGGAGCTTGACCAACGGGGTGCAGAATCGGAGGTAGAGTCGCTAGACTGTTTCTATCAATACGTGAGTCCCGCTCTACTTTTACTTGATTCTGGATACCGCGAAGGATGTCTGGAATAGTTTGAGTATCATAGAGCCTCTTACTATCTTCAGAAAGTTTAGTAACTACTACTGGATAGTCCTCGTAACCGTTAAGTAATTCGAACTTAGCAAAGCCACCATCAT